CCATCAACAGTCAATCCATTTTTTGTTTGAATATCTTTCACTTGCTGAACTGTAAGATTATTTGGATTGGAATATCCCGCAACCGCTTTGGCGATTCCGGTTGTTGGAGTTGGGGTTGGGGTTGGGGTAGGAGTTACAACCGGAGCCACAGGAGCCGGTGTATAATTTAATCCTGTTGAATATTTAAATCCGTTTGAAGTTGGAACTGTTGGAGTAGTAAGTTTTGATACTGTCTCTTTATAACTTTGAATATCCGAAGAAGATGGAATACTCATGTTTGGTGGAGTTTGACTACCAATGTTTAAGTTCTGGCCAACCTTGATAAAATTTGGATTTGTAATGTTATTTGCACTTGCGAGAGCTGAAACAGTTATGCCATTTTTTTGAGCAATCTGACTTAATGTATCCCCTGATTTTACTATGTATGTATTAGCCATTTAATTTGAAAAGGTTCCTATATTAGAGCTTCCGTTCCGACCTCCTTTGAACATATCAGGAACATTGAACATCGGCCTATTTTTAACTTGCTCTGAAGCACGACCCTGCTTGAGCTGATTTGATAATCTTGCGAGTATTGCTTCGGCTTTTTGGTGTTCAACAGTTGATTGAGCCGGATTCTTTTTCTTCTCTGATCCAAGAGCTTCAGCATAAGCATAAAGAATACAAGCTTGGTTGCCGGAGTATTGTTCGTTATCAGTATCAGGAGAAAAAGGAAGAATGTCTGTATCATTTACCAACGCCTGAAATCCACGACGGCCATAGATATCGATAACACTTCCAACGGCCATGAGGTTTTTATTAAAAAATAGTAAACGCTTGAACTCGGCCCATATTTTTTCTGTGCCGTTTGAATAATCTTCAAAGTATTTTTTGAATGAAGTGAAGTTCTTTTTGTTGAACTCCTTTCCATCAACGGTCATGTAGTAGATTGAGGAAGGCATGATGTCTTGAGGGTATGCAATATATCCTTTTGTAACATCTCCGGAGACAAGAGTTGCTGTTTTTGAATGTTCAGCAAAATCCCAAAAATCAAACTCGTATCCTTGCATGGCACCGGCATTAACGAGTTCTCCAATATCCTCTTCAGTAAAGAGGTCATTATTTGCAATATCGGTCCAATCGATATTTAATTTTCTGGCTAACGCTTTTTTTGCTTCTAAGTAGGTCATTAAAAATGTTTGATTAACTAATAATAATTATAACATATTTTCTACGTCAATGTAATATATCTCCACGATTTATTTATATAAAAATATACTCGATAGGTTGCACCATTATTGTAGAACTCAATAGCGTCGAGATATGATTTTGGAGTATTTGTTGGAGCCGTAGTTATGAATCTTTTAATGTGGCGAAGAGTTTCAAGCATAGAAGCATAATCAGCAACATTACCTTGAGTATCCTCTTTAGGTTTTTGTTGTAATAGAGCTACGATTTCAGGTGGTAGAGTTGGTTCCTTTATCAATTCTACTTCGCCCTTCTTATTCTTTTGGTTGAACTCATCTTGTGTCATTTAGAGTATACCTAAGTCGTCGTATACGAAGAGCATAGGTTTTAATTCTATTGGTAATGTCGCACCTTCAATATCAATTTTGATCATGAACTTTTTAGATTTAACCTTGTTCTTTATATCGAAAAATATCTCTGGTATTTCAGTAATGTTTGTGTAGGTTTTTGTTTTTATTAACTGAAAGGAAGTGATGAAGAATGAATCAGTGGTATTTGTATCTAGGTTTGGTAAGACACTATCGAGCGTAAGCACGGCCGTGGCTGTACCATCACCGGTCTTGGAGATAACATTTCGAGAGTATCCGGCGTTCAATCCTGAAGTGAACTCAATCTCATCTCCTACTTTTGCATTATAATAAACAGTTTCATCAACAGTTATTTTATCATAATTTGTAACCATGGCCGTTTTTAATTTGGCTGTATTGAATATCTGTTTATCCATCGGACATATTTTTGCTCTAACAGAGAAAGACAAAGGAGAATCTTTCAATGAGTATGTAGGACTGATACCAAGATTTACTTTAAGTGATTCAGCATATTTAATGTTTTCACCTTTACCGACGGGATTCGTGATGAAGGTTGCAACCGTTGGTTCAACATCATAACCAAGATAACTCCATGTTTTATCAGTACCGATATTTATTTTTCCAACGCCAGTGTTCACACTATAAAATATACAGCGTGTTTTATTTGTGTATTGATCACCATCGATTCTTGGTATATAAGTTGCAAGTTTACTTGTAAGATTTATTTTATATAGTCCGGCTCGACGCTTGCCATTTAAGGAAGCACCAAGAGTACAATACAATTCGTTTTCTATTACATAGGAACTTTGAGGATATAGATTTTCAGAATAAATTGAAAGAGAAGAATCAAGGAAGGAATCAATCATTGGCGTGACACTGTATCCGTTGGTATAAAGAATCTCACGAGAAGTGATGACTAACCAACCACCATTATATTTACATACTGAAACGATTCTATCCGAGAGTTGAATCCATGGAGCAATCGAACGATCCGAGAAGTTATCCCATAAAATAAGAACGCCTTTTCTTTGGAAGTTTGAAGCGATAAGTATCCCATTAGAACCTTTATGAATTGCTAGACAGTTGAATCCTGAAGGCATTGTGAAGGCCGGAGAAGCGTCTGTTGTGATTGTATCTGTAACTGTATTGAGAGAAGTGATTTTATTACCACGTCCAAAAAGGACCGTATCTTCATACGTTTCGGTTGGAGTGAATGGACTATTATATTCTGTATTGATTGAATAATCTGTTCCCCAATCTTTCCATTGGTGAACCCAAGCGGACAAAATAACAACAGTGTAAGTTCCAGTTGTATTTCCATAAGTTCCATAGAGGGTCATATGAGTTGAATCTGTATAAGCATTCAAACGATAAAAATATCTTTCACTATTTGGTCCAAATATCATAAGATGTTTTCCAACCATTCCGGAATTGAAAGTGCCTGATGTTGCAACAATCGCACCGGAGCCATTTGTGAAAGTAACTGTGGCTGTATCATTATTTGCAGTAGGGTCCATACAACCAAGATATCTTTGACCAGAATATAAAAGACGATTCTTTTGATCAACAATCAATCCACCGATTCCGCCGGAAGAGAAGTGAGAATTATTGCGGTCAATATCGATAGCAATGAATGGAGTTCCAACACTATTATCGGATTGATAAATTACTCCACCATCTGTCATCGCATAAGTAACATTAACGATTGAGTTCAAAGAGTTTTCCGCTTGACCCTTACCATCGGCCATCATATTGATTCCGTCGATAGTTGCGTAATCTGATTGAGGATATTTTGTTGGGTTACCTGAAGAGAAAGTCACAAGACGTCTACCGGCCACCATTCCATTTGCACTACGAACAAAGCCAGAAGAACGATAGTGTTCTGATAAAGATTTCGGAACTAGATTCCCGAAGCCATCGAATTGATCAATAATTTCTGCTTTGACAGCCATTTATTTTAAGAGAGCAAGAAGCTCTTTCTTATCTGCTAAAGTTTTTTCGAGACCGTCAATCCCTGTACTCTTCTTCTTTTCCTCGATGATTTTTTTTATTTCTTCAATCTCGGATTTAAGAACTTTCTTATCCACATTGCGAGTAATCGTATCTGTGACTTCAAAGTTATTTGTATCAATTTTTTTTACGTCTTGGTCCATTATATTTTTATTAGTTACTAAAACTTATCTTGCCAGTTGTCACCTCCGACGAGAGGTTTATCTGACCAATTATTACTTCCATTATAACTCTTATCTGTAAAAGATGAAACACCAGAACTCGGATATTTCTCTTGCCAGATATCACCAATGACGACATATTGAGGAATTGAAAACAAAAGAGTAGTGACATCTCTATCGATAGTTACAAAGCGAGTTGTTGTGATTGTATAAGCCGGAACAGTGAAAGCCAAAGATAGAACTTGAGTATTGACTGTAACACCTAGGAGAAATGAGTATGACGGCACCGTAAACGTAAGCGTTTGTACTGAAGGGGAGATTGTAGCGTTTTCTGTGGCACTTGGCGTATAGAGCGGTATAGAGATGACTAGGTTTTGGACTTGAGCCGAGATAGTTTGATCAATCTTATTCGTGTAACTTGGAATTGAGAAAGTAGCAATGTTTACAGTAGGGTTTACAGTAACGAATCTTACTGTTGTAATTGTATACGAAGGGATACCAAAAGTTGCAGTGACTACATTAGGATTTACAACGACATCATTTATTTGAATTGTATATGATGGGATTGAAAAAGTGGCCACCTTTGCAGAAGGACTTACTGTAACAAAAACTGTCGCTGTCACTGTGTAAGCCGGAATACTAAAGGTTGAAGTAAGAAGATTTGGAGTTACTGAAATTGTTCTCGTTGCTGTAATTATGTATGCCGGTATTGAGAATGTCGCTGTCTTTACTGATGGTGAGATTGTAGGATTTTGGATTGCAGTAATTGAGTAAGAAGGGATTGAAAAAGTTGCAGTTTTAACGGCCGGAGATACTGTTATATTAACAGCTCCGGTTGTCATAGTTAGATTTCCACTTACAATAAACTTTGCAATACTTTGCCCTGAAACAGTAGTTGTATCAAGAGTATTTCCTGTACCTGTAATTGTTGGAGTTCCATAATCTGAAGTAAGCCAACGAACAATAACTATTCCTGAACCTCCTCGTCCACCATTAAAATAAGTTCCCCCCGGATATTCAGAACCTCCACCTCCACCTCCACCAGTATTTGCTGTTCCACTACTTCCGGCTGAATGGAAATTAGAATTACCTCCCCCTCCCAATCCACCAGAAGCAGAAGCACCGGAAACTTTAGCAGTTCCCCCACCCCCACCACCACCGTAATAAGTAGCTGTTCCTGTTATAGAATTAGAAACTCCATTACCTCCGGCTCCAGCATTATTACCTGAAGCATTTCCCCCTACGGCTCCGGATCCTCCTCCTCCACCTCCGGCGGAGTTATAATTTGCGTCTTGTTGGCCATTTCCTCCACTATTACCTTGACCAGAAGTTCCACTAGCACCAGTATTAAACCCCGGGCCACCAGAACCACCAGAACCAGAACCTCCAGTTGAAGGGGTTTCATTTACGTTACCCTTACCTCCGCCAATTGCTGTCATTGTATCGAAAGATGAATTGCCTCCGTTAGTTTGTCCGCCGTCAGCACTACTATTCCCTCCGGCTCCAACAGTTATAGAATATGTTCCAATAGCAAGAGTGTGCGAAGCTTCATATAGAACTCCACCTCCACCACCTCCACCGGAGTAAGCGATATCACAACCTCCACCACCACCTACAACCAAAGCTTGTACTGTTGCCATTTATTTTTCTATTTCTTCTTTTACTTCTGATATAGCGACCTCCAATAGTTCCGCAAAATCTTTAAGTTGAGTTTTAATATCAGTTCGTAAATCAAACTTCAAAGTAACATCTCCTTTTGTATAAGAGAAGTTTTTGTATGTCGTGCTGTTATTTTGAACAGTTGTTTTTTTTATTTTATTAAATAAATTATTCATTCATCACCGCTTCCGTGTCGAGACAGAAGCGGAGGGAAAGAACAATTAAGCAAGGTTTAGGATTCCTGAAGCGTTCCATGCGATTGTGAAAGTACCGGCGGTTGATACTTTATCAGCCGTGAAGTCCAAGTAACAAATCAGTTCATCAGCACTTGAAGCACCACCACGAGATTTGTACAATACAGCTCCTCGAGCAGTAATTGTTGAAGTCGTCCATGCGACATCGTTAGCGTCGAATACTCCGTTCGTCGATACGTTTGTAACTGTCGCACTTGCGAGAGTTGCACCACCGGCAGTGTATCCGGTTCCTGTTACCTCGTTTGTGATATCAGAACGCTTCGCATGAGTAGCGGAAGCAGTATACGCAGAAGTCACAAGCATTACTTTGATTGTGTCTGTATCAAGGTCGATAGCACCGTTCATGATATCTTTTTTGAAACTTGTATAAATTATGTCAGCCATTGAAAATTAAATTATTATTGATAAAAACTACGACCCCGAGATTAAGCTTCGAGAAGTTTAATTTCGGCTTTAGCGTTCTTGGTTCGAGAAGCAAAATCCTCAATTTTTGTATTGAGATATATGATTCGCTCCTTCTTCCAAGCTTTTGAACGAACAATCTCGCCTTTCTCATTACGAACGATTCCTCGAAGAGCTTCGATTTCAGCTCTGTTTGGTTGTTCTGGCGTTGCCACTATATCTTTTTTAGCCATTGTGTTTGATTGAAGATTAAGCTTTTAATAATTACGACCTTATCCCTACTCCCCTCAAAGAGAGGAGCAGAGGAAGGTTATACCTTTGCGAAAAAGTAAGCACCTGCTTTACGTCTTTCATCAATAACTTTAGCACCGTAACAGTTCAAACCTTTGAAGTTGTTACCGAAGCCACCAATGAAAGGTTCCATACCTGATTCAGTGAAGGCCATTGCCATAGTAATGAATGACTTGTGTCCTGCTAGACACTTGTAACCAGTAGTATTATTACCGGCAGTTTGCTCGTTAGAGTAAACTTTGAACCCACCAACGTATCCAACAATTCCTTTAAGGATTACGTTTTCATATGCTGTATCGACAGCAGTTTGAAGTTGAGTTGATTTCAACAGTAAGTTTGCGATAACCGCAGGGAATGAAGCCCAACGATCCTCGGCAGGGATTTCAGCAGTATCAAGTTTTGTCTTCATATCTATGATGTAATCAAAGATAGTGGACTTTGTTACTGTGATTGCAGTTACAGCTTCGATTATGTAACTTGCACCTGCTCCGATAGCACCACCTGTATAGGCACTTGCTACATCGTCCTTGTCATCTTCGATAACTATCGCAGTTGTTGAAGAGAAAGTTTTAACACGATACCAAGATGTGTGACCTGTTGCTTTGAAGCCAAGACCAACCATTCCACTTGTGAAAGTTGTTCCTGAACCTGTAACAGCTCCAGTTGTAACATCAACGGTAACAGTACCAGTTACATAGTCGGTACCAATACGATTTCCTGCTCCGACTTTAGCTGTTAAGCCAAGGACGAAATTATCGACAGTACGAGCAAGTGTTTTACCTGCTGTATCGATAAGAGTTGATTCAGGATTCTCAACATAACTAGCGAACTTAGCGAAAGATTCAATTTGAAAGTAATAAGCTTTCTTTTGATTTACGATAAGCTGTGCTTCGCTTTCTTGAGGTTTATCAACGGTCATTGCAACCCCTGTATAATCCTTAAGTGCTAAAGCTCCAAAGGTAAGAACATTTAATCTATCTGCTCCACCACCTTTGATTTCTCCTTCATAATCCTGATTCGTGATATCAGGTGAGATTGCTCTCTGAAAGAAGATTTTGAGAGTGTTCTTAGCGAACTTCTCTCCCACGTTTGTGCCGTAATCAGCCATTCAATTTGTGTGTTTAATGAAAGCTACTTAATAAAGTTATTTTATCTTACCTGTGCGAATCATTTCATTATATTTCCTTGGATCAGTTGTCCTTAATTTCTTAAGGTCGTCTTCGTCCATTGGAGCGTTCGCAGGTTTGACGGGTGGCATATTTCCGCTTGGAGTTCCCGTCTCTAAAGACGGAGGGATTTCTTCAACCGATTTTTCCACGATTGGGTCTACATTAACAATCGGAGTTGTCTCGAATAAGAAAGCATTTAATAGGACTTCCATTGTCGCACCTTTATTATTTGGCTTAGAAGCGAACTCAATGAACTCATCTTCTTTACCATTTAATCTAGGTTCGCTCTCAACGTATTTGCTTAAGGTTGAAACATTTTCAGTTTCAGAAGCAA